GTCAGGCTAGAGGTGTGCTTGTCGAGTTTGGCCTCGACTTGAACGATAGACTGGTTAACCGACTCGAAGCGAAGTTTGTTGAGTTCCTCGGCGTGGTTCTGGTTGAGTTCTACGCGACCGATAGTCGTAGTAAGACCAGCGACCTCTCTGGCAAGGGTCTCATGGGAAATTTCCATGCGGTCCATGCGCCGAGAGAGGTCGGCGGTCGTACCGGGACGAGCCGTAGACTCATCACCATTGGTCATTAGATGTAATCGGCTTCTTCGAGAGCGTCACGAACATCCGGCGGGACATCCACGGGGACATCGTGCTGGATGATGAACGTGTAGCCGTTGATTTGCACCGGGACATCAGCATCATTGCGGACCTTGACGCGAACGTACTCACCACGCGCCTTCTGCGCCTGAAAGTAATCCCGCATCTTGTCGATGAGGCTAAGCCGCGCAGACTCCTGCTCGGTCGCCGCCATGGCTAAGGTCTTGGGGGGCTGAATGACTTCGGTATCGGGAGTAGGGCTAGTAGCCATTGTGTTCCTTTCAGATGCGAGGTCCGGGGCCCCCACAGTGGAGACCCCGGAGACCCGACTTAGACGAACGTTGCCGCGCTATTCCCCTCGCCGGGAGAGGCATAGATGACCGTGACGATGATTTCGCCCGTGGTCGCAGCGGTACCAACCGCAGTGACCTTGGCCGTAATCGTCCGCTCGGTCGTGAGTCGACGCCGCTTAATCTGCGACGCACCGATGGTTGCGACCGACGTGTAGTCGAGCGCGAGGTCGGCGCCGTGCTTCCCGCCAGCGAGGACCGTGCTGATGCTTTCGGTAGCAAGCAAGTCCGTTGCCTTCAGGTTGACGGCAGTGAAGATACCGTCATCATCGGTGGCGTCACCGACAATGAGGGTTGCTGAGGTCCCTTGGTTCCACAGGGCCACGGCGTGAACGAGCACGTCGTAGACAATGGAGCCCGCAGGAAGTGTGACGATGGGCTTCGTGTAGACGCCAGCAGCGCCCAGCGAGGAACCATCGGCATACGTCAGCTTGACAGTTTCATACTGAAGAAATGCCATTTCGTTTTCCTTTCTCAGATGCTCATACCGCACCCGGACGAGGGGCCCGAAGGCCCCCCGCTACCCGGATTAGGTATTCGCGCCTGTGCTGGTGGAGCACTCATACCGAAGCATGAAGGCTTCCTGAAGCCGCTTGACACCGAACGTGACCTTCCAGCCCATCGAAGACTGCTGGTTGAGGGGGTCGGCTGTACCGGCAGAACCCAGAGGCTTGAAGACCGTCTGGAGGTTGTGACCCGCGAGGTTCACAACACCGAACGCCTCGGCCCCGAGGACGAGCATCGTGTAAACGTCAACGACGCCACCGACACCGGCATCCGCAAAGACCTTCGCCTTGTCCGTGACCCAGAAGCGCACCCCGTAGAGCGAGCCAATGGAGCCATCGAACGGGCGGTTCGTCTGATGGTAGTTCTGAGCATCCCGCCATTCAGCCGTTCGCTGAAGGTCAAAGATGACACGCGGATGGGTGATGGCCTGCCACTCGCCATTAATCTGGCGTGCGCGGTTCAACTGCATCTGCATGGCGATGTTCACGACATCGGCAACGGTGATGATGTCACCGGCAGCGAGCGTGACGCGGGAGGTTCGGCCACCGGCATAGAAGATTGTCGTACCGGCGATGATGGTGTCGCGCACCAGTTCATCAATGGTCTCGGCAGCCTGCTCGGCCAAGATGTCCGTGGTCTCCTTCAGGAGAGGGTCGATGGTCGTGGTCGACACGATGTCAGAGAACCCGACCGCATCACCGTACTGGGCAACCGTTGCGGTTGTCGCGGTGACCGTCAGGTCTTTGAGGTTCGTGAAGAGCGCACCCTCGGTCAGCGGAGTCGTGGCGACAGCCAGACCGCTGAACTTGCGGAACTCGATGATGCGTCCGCCATGGGCGGGGATGGTCTTGGTCTGGCCAAAGTTGGCGTGGAGAAGCTTCGGGACCGTGCGCGTGAGCAACTGACGGTCGTAGAAGGTCTTCATTTCCGCCGACAGACCAGCCGAGACGGTTGTCTGAAGAGCCATTATGATTTCCTTTCTCTACTTGGTTCGCTGCCCACGCCTGTCTTAGAAGGTCGTATCGAGCAGCTTCTTGAATGCTTCATCGTCCATCGAGGCGTAGTCGACAGGACTCTTACGAGAACTCCCACTGGGGGCGGCAACAATGCCGTTCTCAGCCAGAACTTCGTTCCTGACCTTCGTGCTAACCGACTTGATGAGCGAAACAACGGCGTCCGCACTCTCGCGCATCTGCGCACGAGTGGAACCCTCGATAAGAGACCGCTCGATGCCGTAATCACGCAGTTCGGGGTGTTCCCCGTAAATCGCGTCCAAGGACGCTTCGCGCACTTCCTGCATCAGAGCATTCGTAACCGGGTCGGCTACGCCGCTCTTACCCGCGTCACGGGCCTTAAGGGCTGCTTCTGCCTTGTTGGCTCTCGCCGTCTCAGCATCCCTAGCACTTTGTAGGTCCGAAATACGCTTGTCGGTCTTGTCGCCCTTCGACTTAGCAGCGTCCTCACCGGACTCCGCACCCTCTTCAGGGGCTTCCTCCGTTGACTCTTCTACTTCCTCAATGGGTTCAAGGCCGTCGTCTGTGCCATTAGGTCCGGGCATCTAAGAAGCTCCCTTCATATCCGAGACACTCGGCGAAAAGAGCCACTAGGTCCCCGGTCAAAAATGACCGACATTCCGCCAAGTAGAGGGGGTTCGACATGTCCTGACGTGCGAGTTTCACTGCGGTCGCCATAAGCGCCAAGTGAGGACCCGAGTCATAGTCAGGTCGGATACCATGTACGGCTAAGCCTTCGCTATCGCTATACACGGCCCTGTCTCTCCCTGTTAGAAAAACCTGAGTGGCAGTCCAAAAACT